CCTTTTAATATCGGATTCGGTTAATGTTATTATTTCACCTTCTTTCTTTATTTTCATAATATTTAATTATTATTATTATTATCTTTTTATATAAATATAAATAACTTACAAAAAGTTATTTCTTAATTATTATTCTTTTCTTCTTTGGGTTCTGTGGATCTGAAGTATCATACACCAAAAACCTTATCTCTGGATACTTTTGTTTTAATTTTTCTTCTATTAATTCTTCAACAACCTCAACATTACTGATATCATCATCACTAAATCCAATACTAATTCCTCCAAATTCATCATTATCTTCATACGAACTAACCTGATCAACCACCCTATCAACAAAATCCTCGAAAGCTATCTTTTTCCCTTCTTCTGGGTTTGTGGAATCGATATCCAACCCCCATTTATTAATAAACTCATCAGAAGAAACTGGATGATAATCCTGTAAATTAAGATATTCATCTATTGTTAACCCATTTAAATTCTTTTCCATCTCTTTTTCATCACCATATCCGAAAGATTTTCTTATAATTAACTTTATACCCTCTTTAATCGCTTGTGGTGGGTTTGATCTGGCTGTTATGATGGAGAAGTCGCTACCACTAATTAAAGCCTCTTTAAACTTCTTAAAACTCGGTCCAAAATCTCTACGATCTAATGCGTATTCAACATCCCTTAAAAATGAATCATGAGATTTAAAATCTTTAAATGATTCATCTTCATTATCATTTAAAAATCTAAACTCCGTACCTAATTTATGTCTAATACTTCTAAATTGTTCCGTTGAAACCGTAATAGGAACCCAAACGCTATTATTATCATACCCCAAATCTGCAATATCTTTACTATTAACATTATAATCCAAATGAATTCTTGTGGGCATCATAAGAATATTATCATCCCAATCAAAAGAATACGCTCTTTTTTTAAATTCTTTTAATAATTTATATTGTGATTCGGTAAGTTTAACTTTCATATTCTTATAAATATTCTTGGAAATAAAAAAACCCACATATAGTGGGTTTAATTAAAAATACTAAATTTTTAATTTTTCTACAGTTATTCTGGGCTTGGTTATATCCCAAAACATTTCGGAGCCTCAATCGCAAATTTACCCATACTTTGTAAGATACACTCATAATCGCTTCCACATTTTTCACCAATAACATCTTTTACTTCCATAATACATTTTGATATAATTTGTGGTTCAGGTGTCTTATTATTAACTATATCTGTTCCAGCGACAATACATGATGGGCATTTTGCAACATCTTCGTATGTTAAATCAGCGGCATTAGCTAAACAAATTAACACCTCTAATTGATCCTCCGATTGATCCTCCGATGGATCCTCCGATTGTTCATTTAAAACCCTTTTTACAATTTTTTGTAAATCTGATTCAGTTAATTTAATAACCTTTCCATTCTTTTTAATTTTCATTTTATTTCTTTTACTTTTCGTAATTTATATAAGTTTCCTCATCAAAGTATCTATCGTGCATAACATATAAAATTAAAAGGTGGGATATTTCACCCACCCTTACTAATATTATTAAATATCATCGAAATTAGCACCAGTGTTAGTGATGTTAAATTCAATACTTATGAATTCTAACGATCTTGTTGGTTTAATGAATATTCTACCATTCAATTCATTTCTATCAATTGATTCTGGTGTATCATCCAACGTAACCCTAAAGTCTGTTAAACCTCTTTCTTTTCTAATGTTATCTAAAATCGGATTAACCAAACTTAAGAACTGATTTCTTACAACCTCATCATTTTGTTCAAATAACAATCTGATTGAAACCGCTGAAATAAGTTTTCTAGCTTGTAACAACAATCTTCTAACATTAATTCTATTAAGAGCCGTTTCTTTAACTTGTAATGTTTTGTTTCCAAATATTACAACCCCCACATCTGAGAATGTTGCCATTGGATTAAGTCTTCCTTCATATAAAGTATCTCTATCGTCCAATCTAAGTTTCACTCTCGCTTTAACTGCGTTTGTTGTTCCTCTATTTAAACCAGCTGCTGCGAACCAAGGGAACGCTACGTTATCTGTCAGTGCAATGTTTCTCATAACTTCTACAGTAGGTGGTAACCATACGTATCTGTTATTTTCTGTGTCATTCATCTGTAACCATGGCCAGTATGAAGCGGAATAATTGGAATCAATTCCCGAATCTTCCACTAAATCAACGGCTTCACCGACTGTTAATGGTACACTATCCGCATCAACATCTGGAGTTGTTATCACATAAAGTGAATCCGCTCTATCAACCTCAATCATATCAACTGAAGCCTCTACCAGACTAATCTGATTTTGTAAATCTAACCCTGGTGAAGCGAATACATTAATGTTAACCGCCTCTGGATTATTATATGTATAAATACCATCTAAGAATGCGTAATAATCAGAAGTAATTCCATCATCTCCTTCAGAAGTTACATATGTTGAGAATAGTCCACTTAACTCACCCGCCTCACCTTTACTACCAGTTTTGGTGTAATCGTCACCGTTTGTTCTTTGTGTTCTATATTCATCCCAACCATCATATCCACCGAATGGTGTGAATGTAAATTTTCTAGCCGCTAATTTATCATATGGTCCACCAACTAAACTAGCGTCTGTGGTAAATGCTGACACCCCAACTTGTAATGTTGGTACGTATGTGTTAGCACCCGCATCAATAGTACCACTAGTTGCGTTCACATCTAAATGGAAACCATCTGTTCTACCACTATATGTGTTTTTACCATTAGAATCGGTTACCCCCACACTAACTGCCTTTATACCCTTATAATCGAAGAAATCTTGATCAACCCCAATAGTAGAATTTAAACCTAAATAAGTTTTTCTTAACTTAGATGTTGTAAATTCACTATAAGCTGTTTTATATTCTATTTTTGGTGCTATTGCGGTACGATCACCGATATATGTTCTATTTAACACACCCTCAAACCCAGCTGGAAAATGATTTTTCAAATCTGGATCGTTTTCATCATACAATTCAACCATTATCTGACTACTTCTCAAAGGATATTCACCATCAGAGGTACCTATTTTTCTAGCTATATAACCATTACTTGTACTATCCATAGACAAATTAGAGAATTTCTCCACAACTGATGGATTAGCATCAGTATCATTAAATTTTCTAATCATTAAGTCAAAAGATTTGTTATCTGGTCTAATGTTTATAATTGAAAATTTAACGTCTTCATTAGCCGCATTACCATCAGATATTGTAATTAATCTAAATAGTCTTTGTAATGTGGAACCTGCACCTGTACCTTTAAGTTCTGATAGAACCCAAGGAGAATAAGCAGATAACCACTTTTCTTTATAATCATTTAAGTTATCTGTACTAGTTGCGGATATAGAAACAAAAGTAGTGTCTAAACCTCTTACTTTTTCATTAGTAATTAAATCCTCTAATACATTACCATAAATTTCTTCCACAAATAATTCTGTTTCTTTATCTTGAGCCGAACTACCGAATACTTTAGGTAAGTAATTTTTAGAAGTTTTATCCATAGATACGTCATAATCTATTGCTACACCAGCACTTGAAGTACCAGTAATTGAAAACGATGCTAATGAATCGGTAGGTAAACTTGTTGTGTTAGCCATAACCACATCAGTGGCTCCCGTAACATCATATACTAAATCTTCACCACTATAAGTTCCTCTTGATCTAAGTGTCGCTATTACCGAACCATCTATGTCTGTTAAACAACTTGCGGTGTATGTTACCACAGTACCTGATGTCGTACCTGTCGCAAATGTTCCTGATGTTCCAGCAGCGGTAACTTCTAAATCAAAAGTAGCCCCACTAAAATTACATCCAGTTTTAACATATACTGGAGATGTTATTGAGAATGTAGTTGCGGTTGTTGCTAAACCTATACTAGAAAACGTTGATGTTAATTGTCCATCATCATATAAAGCTTGTAGATTAGAGTCTGTAAATGTTACTGTTACTGGTGTACCACCTGTGGAGGCACTATATGTCCCAGTAGTTGACGTAGTAGATCCACTAGCAACGGTTGCAGGATCCTCAGCGGAATCCAATGTTATTGACCACGCATTTCCTGCGTCATATCCTGATAAACCTAAAACTCTACTTACGTATAATTGGTTTGTTTGTGTCAAAAATGATTTTGCAATGTAATTGAGTTCATATTTTTGGAATCCATTCCCTTTAAATTTCTCAGCGTTTAACCCACCAAAATAACTAATAAACTCATCGTAATTAGAAATAAAGACTGGTTCAAAAGCTGGTCCTTTGGGTGTCTCTCCCAATAACCCTAATGTTGTTACCCCCACTTGTCTAGTTACGAATGTTAAGTCCTTCTCTGATGTGAACACACCTGGACTTACAAATATTCTATCTGTTGATGCCATTTAATTTTATTTTTTTATATTATATTATGTAATTCTTTATTTATAAATATGCTAGTTTTTTAGAAAAATTTCATTTTGTTGTTATACAACAATAAATAGTATGAATTTTATCATACTTTTGTCATACCCATATATTTATAATATATGAAAAGGGACAAAAACTTAAAAATAACACCACAAACACATAAACTATTAAAAGAGTATTGTGAAAAGAATGGTCTTAAGATGTTTGCTTTTGTAGAAAAATTAATCAGAGAAAGGTGTAAACCAAAAACTGATATCTATGGAGATGATATTAACTAAACTATTTCTTTATAAATATATGATGACGTTCGCCACCAA